CTCCTGTATATGATTGCGCGTCGTTTAACCGCGACGCCCGGGCGATCATACATATTCGTTGCAGATCTTTTTCTGCTCCTATCTCGTACACTTGGAGACGATTGGAATAGGGGCAGAGCCCCTAATCTTTCAATCTCTATTTGTCTTAGGAGACCTGCAGGATAGCTTGCTTTCCTGTAGATTAGAAGAATGTAATGTATATGATATTTAGTCACCAAAACCAAATCTAAATAATTAGAAGTGATGACCGCAGAAATAACACAGTCGTGGCTACTGTGTTGCGAGTTTTTGCCGTCACCCCGAAGAGTCAACTTCGCTGTAAATCAACCCCCTTATCACTCCCGTTTATTTGGGAGTTCGCTCCTCGTCAAACAGGATACTGCTCACGTAATAGGCATTTGATGCTGAAGCTGCGAGAACTATGACCGTAATTGACGGTCGGGGTCCGAGAGGACCATTAAACATCTACCCCGGGTTCTCCATCCCCCTTGAAGAAATTGGAGCGTCGACGAATCTGATACGAAAACTCAGAATTTTTACCTCACAAACATTTCGCGTTATGTTAGTGACAAATATGTGGTAGAGCCGCACAAGTTACCATAATGGGTAGCAACACGCTGTTGATAGTGAAAAATTTTACTACATGAGTGCTCGAACTTACACCTTGGCCGACAGGTAAAACTGTTTAGGTGTTCCGGGAGGAAGGTCGCACTGGACCTTTCCTGGAATGTGATGTACGACATGGAGCTGTATCGCAATCTTTTGATTGTGCGAGACAGCACTCTAACGTTGAATAATAACTGTCGTTATAACTGGCTGCTGATAGTTTGCAATATTGGTCGATATTGTATTAGATTGGCAGTGCGTGGCTTGTTTAACTGTTCCAAAAGCTTGAGGAACGACCTTTCGAGCAAAATTTTAGACCATTTTCGGCGCTAGGGTATTGGGTTAATAGCCCCCCTAGCATCGTATAGCATGAAGTTACTGAAGGCCTTGAAATGAATCAGTTTTTATATGCTGTTGAGGAATCTGGCTGCGACACGCAGCATTTCCCCATTCAGTATTGGTTTGAATTACCTTTAGCCTTTATGGCATTACTTGGATTTTTAGCGCTGGCCATTTATATGGTCCGCAAGGATAAATTCCTGCTTCCGAAGTTTAACGGCAGGAGTATTTGTTTTTTGTTATTCTGGACATATCACCCCAAATACCCGTGGAATTGGTACATGGTTTGGGGTGGTTTTATCAAAGACATGCTATTTTTGCATGGTTTTGTGATTTACCGCTATTTTGTTGAGTGGTTGTGTAGTACGATGATGTCTTTACCTAGTCAAAGCGGCTATGGCAAAAGTAAGTATTTAAAACGCCAGAAAGATTTGAAGAAAGCACGAGAAAAACGGAAACGTGCTGAAAAGTTGAAGGAAGAACGAAAGAAGGAGGACAAAGAAAAGAAGCACAACAAAGTGGAGAAAGTTCTTGAATCCCAAAGCCTCGATTCGGTCTATCGCATCGTCAAGGCCAGGCCCGAAATGTTTAAAAATCATCTTGGCCCGGACCGCGATGAAGATGGCGAGAAATCGCAATCTGGGTTTGCAGAATTCGCCGAAAGTGCTGCAGAATTTTATATCAATACTCCTTCGTGGGCCGGAGATTTATTGGCAAAATGTTGGTCTAGATTCCGTGAGAATTGGAAAAATTTTGAGTTACCCAATTTTGAGTTACCCAAAAAGTGTCCAAAACCAGAAGAATTTGAAAAATTTTGGAATTTGTTCCGAGAGAGTGAAGTTTTCAATGAGCTTTATTATCTTCTTCGCATGATGGTTTCTCTCGGCTTTCTAAAGAAAATCAACATAAACTTTCACGGTTTGACACTTTTTGTTACAGAACCTTTGAGGGACACGGTAACAGTGGTTCAATTTATTGAAAAGGCTGCAGCTTTTGCGAAGCTGTTTCTAACGAAATTGGATTTAGTTTACTCGGGTCAAAATGTTGAAATGTTTTTCCAATCCGAAGCCAAAAATGCTTATGATGATGAATACACTTTCCTTAAGTCTCAGAAACCTCGTGTTGATTTGGGCCGGGAAGCGGACGTCGAAGATGAACTATTTGACCGGCGTGTGCATGAATGTATTGAGAAAACCTTATCACTCTTGGAAACTTGTAAACAGAATGAGAGAGCGTATTATTCTCAGAGGCTTGCAATGTTGCGTGATATGGAGACATCACGAACACTGTCGAAGAAGGATACCATTCGCATCAAACCATATGGACTTTTACAATATGGAGATTCGGCTTCTGGAAAGTCCTGTATCGCCAATGCGTTGAACAGGTATGTGTTGCAGGTCAATGGTTTTGATCATAGTCCACGTGCTGTTACTTCTTTGAATATGGAAGACAAATTTCAATCAGAGTTTGCATCTTATCATAAAGGTGTTATTTTTGATGACATTTGCAATACTGCTTTGGACCACACTGAAGGCTCACCTGTTTTACCTGTGATTATGTTTTTGAACAATATGCCTATGGCTGCTTTGAACGCTAACGCTGAAATGAAAGGCAAAGTCATGATTGAGCCTATGGTTGTTTCTGCCACAACCAATGTGAAGGACCTGATGTCGAATCAACTTTCAAATGAACCTTTGTCGATTAACAGGCGTTTTGAAGTTACCATTACACAAACGGTGAAGCCTGTATATCGTAAACGTGGAACTACCATGTTGGATCGGAAGAAGATTAAGCACATGTCTCGCGACCAGTTTCCAGAGTATGCTACATATACCATTGAAGAACCTCGGTACTTTGATTCCAAAACTGGCGACAAGCGGAAGTCTGGTAAATCTAAATCGATTGTTTATGACCCGATTGTTTACGAGGGTAAAGAACTAGTTGATGTTGATATCACCACTATGTTGCGTTTTTTGCGGGATGATTCCCGAGAACATTTTGCCCATCAGAGGAATCTAGTGAACGATCAGAAAAGTTTTGCTGAGATGCCCTTGTGCAAGTGCAGTTTGCCAGTTGGAAAGTGTGGAATCTGCCCTGTAGTGGAAAAGCCACTTGATTCCCAGGCAGGTTTCCCTGCTGATTACTTCTGCCCCTGGAGAAGCCGCCGGCCCAGGGGGGCAGGACGTTCTCTTGGATCCGCCTCCGCAATTCGGGAAGTGACTGATTATTTCCTTGAATTGGAACGCATTTTTATTGCACTTGTGAATTCTTTCCTGCAGCCTTTGATTATGTCTTACTTTGGTTCAATTATTGTCGCTTATTGCATGCGAGACTCGTTGAAGTCCCTCATTTATTCAAGTGTTGGGTATTACATTGTTTGCGTACTTATGACAGTATTCTGTGAGCCTGTTGTTCATATACGAGGCGCATGGCTGGTAATAAGTTTCACAATCATGTATACATTATATTTATATATACAAATGAGGCTGATGCGACAAGCTTTTGTTGAACGCATCAAAGTTCCTTTACCATCGGAGTACTTTCGCAATTTGGATTTCTCTTCCAAAAAGCATTGCACGTTTTTATCCCTAATTGGTATATGGAAGTTGTTTGTCAAGTTGACAAAAAATCGGAAGAAGCTTCCCACAGAGCAATCTGCCAGTCCTGCACCAAGGTCAGCCGGTTCAATTGTTTTGAAACCCGATGCTAAAAGCTGGCAGCAAGAAGTGGAACATTGGGACACCCATGCCCGTGAGCGCCAGTATATGTTTGGTGACGCTGGAATTAGTGAAATGTCGCGTTGCATTAGTGTTCCGAGATTCCTTGGATTTATCGGTAAGAAATTGATGAACGTAGTCAAGGATTCTGGTGAGTACTGTAACGTTATACCTCTGAAAAGCAATATTTTGCTGTTGCCCAATCATTTTGTGACGAAGGTGACTGAATTTGTCTCGCTTACGAAGATTGGTGGACATACATTCAAAAATATGCCTTTAGACGATAAGGTGACTAAGAGGATTGATAACACAGATTTTGCTGTATGGTGGTGCCCTGGTGCTGGTGTTCATAAAAACATCATTGAATATTACCCGAAGTTCATTGCAGAAGGTAAGAAAGTTCTCGTCCAGACTGTTTATAATAGAAAGGGAGAAATTGCTAGATATGATGAAATGACTGCAACCAGGAGTGAAGTTGCGACCACGAGGGGTGGTAGATTCCAAGGCTATAAGTACAGTTTTCCTGAACCTACTTTCGGAGGACTTTGCATGGCCACACTGGTGGGTCAAGTTCACGGAATGCCCTTTATTGCTGGCCACCACCTTGCCGGAGAAAATCTGGATGGGGGTGCTGGGGTTTTGACTCGTCAGCAGATCTATGATGCTATTGCCGAATTAGAAGCTAGGCCTGGGGTCCTTGTTTCTCATTCTGCTACCCCCTTGAAAACACGCAGTATGGGAATTGAATTTGGTCCCTTGACCCCTCCTCACCCCAAGTGCCCCACACATGAGTTGCCGCTTGATGCGAAGATTCGTGTTCATGGAGGGCATAATATGAGCACTGGCAGCACACGCAAGAGTGCTGTAGTGACTTCAGTGATTTCGGATGCTGCTGATTCAATCATGTCGATAGACAAGAAGCACGATAAGCCCAAGCAGATTGATGCACGGAGACACAAGGTTTTGGACCTTGCTGGGAAAGTGGACACAGCAACCCGATTTGAATCGGAATTCATGCAGAAGGCTTTTATTGATTTTGAGACCCTTTTGCTTACCCTACCTAAAACAGAATTGGCAAAACTTGGGAAGCTAAGTGATGATGTCATTCTATCTGGTTGGGACGGAGTCATTGGCATCAATGCCATGAACTTTAGCACATGTTTAGGTTTTCCTGATAGGGGACCAAAAACGAAACGTGTTAAAAATTCCGATCGTGTTGTTGAGGGTATTTCTTGTCCTCGCGATGTCGATCCTGAGATTTTGGAGGAAGTGGCTGCGATGGAACAAGAACTTCTAGCCGGAAGATCCATCAATACAATTTTTAAGGCATCTTTGAAGGACGAGCCTACCAAAATGACAAAGGACAAAGTTCGCGTTTTTGCCGCTGCGAATATGCCATTTGTTATGCTGGTACGAAAGTATTTCCTCACTATAGCTGCTTTGGTGCAACGAAACCCAGCCGCGACTGAGTGCGCTGTTGGTGTTAATGTTCAATCCCCGGAGTGGACTGAAATGTTCGAGGAAATTGGCAAGCACGGTTGGGATCGCTGTATTGCTGGCGATTACGCAAAGTTTGATGGTCGCATGAGTCCCCAGTTTATGCTAGCCGCTTTCAAGTTGATGATTCGTCTTGCTGAAAGAAGTGGAAATTATGGTGAAGGTGATTTGACGATCATGCGAGGTATTGCCACAGAAATTTGTTATCCAACCTATGACTATTTTGGTACTATCGTACAGTTTATGGGTTCGAATCCTTCTGGGCATCCTTTGACGGTGATTGTTAACAGTTTTGTCAATTCACTGTATTTGCGCTATTGTTGGTATGCCATTGCTGCTGAGAAGCGTTGGTGGAGAGTGCCTCTTTTTTGGCACAAGGTTTCTGTGAAAACCTATGGTGATGATAACATCATGACTGTTGCTCGTGGTTACGATGATTTCAATCACACTGCTGTTATGAAACAGCTGGCTAAGGTTGGCATCACTTATACGATGGCCGATAAAGAAGCCGAATCGGTACCTTTTATTCCTTTGCAAAGTGCTTCTTTTTTGAAGCACTACGCAGTGTGGGACGATGAGTTGGAGCTCTATCGCGCGCCCGTGGAAGAAGACTCTATTGCTAAGATGTTGCACACGCACCTTGAATCCAAAGTTTTGTCCACGAAGCAATCCAGTGCTGAGGCGATCCAAAACGTTGCCCTTAAGTACTTTGAATTCGGCAAGGAGGAATATGACAAGCGCAAGTCACAGCTTGAGGATGTGGCACGTGTTTCTGGAGTTCTAGGACACGTGGGCCCCATCATGAGCTATGAAGAGCGTAAGGAATGGTACCGCAAGAAGTTTGACCTTTAGGTCAACTTCAAAGCCCGCCCCGGGGGCTCCTAATACCTTGGGCCACCGCAATTATGCGTTGGATAAGCTAAAAATAATTGTTCGCATGTGATTAACGCATGGGGGGTAGGTTCTGCATTACCTATTTTTCATGGCCAGCTATGCGAATAGTCGTGTACATAGTTGTTATTTAGCAACGGGGTGACGCCCACAAAAATAGCACTGTTGTGATAGCGTTTGATGCAACGCTCACAATATTTATTGAAAGCATTACTCAATTATATACTATATCAGAGGATAGTGACCTCAACCAAAACACTAAAATTCATACAAAGGGTGGTGACCTTAACCAAAACACTAAAATTCATACTAAAGTGAAGCATGTTGGGGATCCCCCTTCTTACGCTGAAGTTCAATATCTTAGGAAGAGCAATCAAGCGTTAAAAAAGAAATTGGTAGACAAATACCGTCACATCCATCACTTGAAGAAGCGCATTACGGAGTTGGAAAGTGATACGCTTGAGTCTCAGTCAGGAACTGTTTCAGATTCACAGCCAGTACCTGGCACAAACGAAGTTGAACTGTCTCCCTCTTCATCAGAGCAGATTACTGCATTTGCAGATCAAGATGCCGGTTGGTTGACTACAAAAGTTGGCACCTATGACCCAACAATGGACTTGGCGAATACTTCGGACAGCGAGTTGGGGAATTTCCTCAAGAGGCCCATAAGGGAGTCAGCGCAATCTTGGATTGTTGGCCAACCTTTCTTTTATAAATTCAACCCATGGGCCGCCTTTTGTGAGAATCCTTTTGTGCGGGACAAGATCAAGAATTACGAGTTGCTCAGGATGAAGCTCAATGTTAAAATGGTCATTTCCGGTACAAAATTCCATTATGGGCGTGCTTTAGTGTCCTACAATCCTTTTACTGCAGGAGATCAGGTCACTGTACAACGAAATTTTATACCTCAAGATTTGATTCAAGCATCACAGAAGCCACATTTTTTCCTTAATCCGACCAAAAATTCGGGTGGCGAATTGAGTTTACCATTCTTCTGGCCAAATAATTATTTGCGTATTCCAGAAGGTGATTGGCAGGATATGGGAGACATTGTGATTTCTTCGTTTGGCAATTTATTGCACGCAAACGGTGGCAATGATCCTGTCACCATCACTACCTACATTTGGGCTGAGGATATTGTTCTCACGGTTCCCACGTCATCTAGTCCGCCTACAGTACTTACTTCACAAAGCGGGCGCCGAACGAAGAGTATGTCCGGAAAGGACCGTGGTAACAGGATAGGAGCACGTGATGAGTATGGGCAGGGAATTATTTCTAAACCAGCTTCTGCCGTTGCTAAAGCATCGGGGGCGTTATCATCATTGCCTATGATTGGTCCTTATATGCGAGCCACTGAGATTGGGGCTAATGCCACAAGCAGAATAGCTCAATTGTTTGGATATTCAAGACCAAATATCGTTTCTGATATTCAGCAATTCAAACCATTACCCGCTGGCAATTTGGCCAATACTGACGCTGCGGATGGGGCAATGAAGTTAACGTTGGATAGCAAAGCTGAGTTGACTGTGGACTCCCGAACCGTCGGCTTAGACGGCAGCGATGAAATGGGCATATTGGATTACGTGACTCGTGAGTCTTATCTTACTCAATTCCAATGGTCTCCATCGGATGCTGCGGATACATTGTTATGGAACACTCGGGTGTTACCAATGCAACTTGACAATGTCTCAGGAGAAATACACATGACACCTTTGGCGCACATGTGCAGCTGTTTTGAAAGTTGGCAAGGGTCCCTTAAGTTTCGATTCCAGATTGTTAAAAGCGATTTCCACAAAGGCCGTATTTTGGCAAGATGGGATCCTAATCAATTCTCTTCAGCAGTTGACTACAATACAAACTACTCTCGAGTCATCGATATTGCTGAAACTGATGATTTTGAAATTGTAGTGGGCTGGGGCCAAAGTGTACCGTGGCGGGAATGTGGAACCCCTTATTCCACGGGGTCTAATTTTTCGAGTGGTGTACGCCTTATTAACTCGATAGGCCCAGCCAAACAGGCCAATGGTGTTTTGGAGCTTGCTGTACTCAATGATTTGGTTAGCCCAAGCGCCGATGCGTCAATTTCTATCAATGTATTTGTGTCTGCTTGTGATGATTTCAAATTGGCTGGACCCAAGAATAGTGATTTGTCTAACTACCATTTATGGCCTGATCCTTTTGAAGGATTGGTGGAGAATGTTCTTGAATCGCAGAGTTCAGCTCCTAATGTCGAAACAGGAGATATGACTATGTCTGATAAACCCACCGCGAGTGGAGAACTCGTTACTATTGGTAGTAAAAGTGTGCAGGATGATCCCACTTACTTGGTTTATTATGGCGATCCTCCATGTTCCATTCGAGAGTTGTGTAAGCGCTATGTGAATACACGTTTTTGGTATGCACGCTTGGGGATAAAGAATACTGTTCGTGTGAATCGGCTCACGAACAAAAATGCCCCATATCACACGGGATGGGACCCCAATGGTGTGGACGCGTCAACGAGAGCTCTTGAACCAGAAGGGCCGCCAGCGAAACTCACTGTTGGTCATACTGCTTACCACTCCTGGTTTACGCCTGCATACGCTGGTGTCCGTGGCGCATACCGTAAGAAATATTTTTTCTCTGCGCCCACTACACGACAGACGCCCGTCATTGCTCGTGACACTTTTAAGAATTCTGGTAATGGTAGTATGTCTGCGAATGTTATTTCTTTAGCCGAAACTACTGTTCAAATACAGAAATTTCTTTCAACTCGTTGGGCTGCACTTTCTGGAAATGCGAGTGTGGCCACCAATCTTGGCATAAACAACACTTTGGAGGTGGAATTACCATATTATATGCCAAAGCGATTTTCTACGGCAAGGACCATTAGCGCCCAGCAGTTAGACTCAAACTCTCATGTAGTTTACACTGCCGAAGCGAATGGTGAGAACGATACAACAATTCGACACTTGAAGTCACTTGCCACCAATTACCAACAGTATGATGCTGTCGGTGAAGATTTCACGCTATTCTTTTTTACTGGTGTTCCCATATATTATGAGTACGCCCTTACAGAGAGTAGCTAAATTTTATTTTGTACGTTAGATACATAATTTATATAAATTTCACAGGATTACATGTAAGAATCCGTCTTGTGATCTTAATTTGGGATTCGATTAACGCGTGTGCAACCATGGAGACATGGGTACATGTGTAATCCTGGAGCTGACCTCCAGGTGCGGTGTTCACGCATCGCGAGACTAATCTGACTCTTTTGTAAGGGTTGACCTAGGTATTTTTCCTCGAGATTAGTCTCGAGGCTTTTAGCTTAGGTCAGGCTTTTAAGAGTCAGTTGTCTCGCCTGTACATACATAGGAC